TTCCAAGTGGATTACCTGCCAGAAAAGAGAGAAATAAGAATTAATCTTCCTGAAGAGGTTTGGAAGAACATTGACACTATAATCATGACAAGACTATTTCAAGAAGAATTGGTCGTTGGGAAGCAAAAAGAAAGCGAGGATGAGGAAGGATGAACGGTTATCATTGTTTAAACTGCGGTGAAAAATTAAAACAACTTAGCGTGAATCTAAGTACCGATAAATACGAATGTCCAAAGTGTTGTACAACATGGTATAGGGTAAGACATATCATCATTGAGTGGGTGGAAGGCAAAAAGAAGGAAAGTGAGGTCGAGGAAAGTGAAGTTAGAAATCGAAATTGATGAGGGCTATATAGCTGAATTGGTGTCGAAGGAAATCGCAAGACGCATCGTTGAAACACATGGATATGAGAACCGTGAAGCTAGAGCCGGAATAAGAGATGGCGTAGACAAAGCGGTAAAGCAGTACATCTACTCTAAGAAAGATGCAATAATCGACAGGGTTGTAGATAGAGCGACCGTTGAAATTGTTAAGAAGGGTTTGCCCAAGTTGCTAGAAAAGGCCATAGTTGCAGATGCAAGGAGGCTACACCATGAACCGTTTTAAATGCCCCGCTTGCGGGCGGTATCAGTACACATCAAAGGACGAGGCAGAAGGATGTATATATTGCGGAAATAAGGAATTGAAGAAGATGGATAAGTTAGAGCCGGAGGAAAGTGAGGGGTTGAAATGCTGACGAAAAAGCAATTAAAAGACGCAGCAAGGTGCTGTGGTGGGCTTTGTGAACTATGCAGTTGTAATAAAACGCGAATGGCATATCAGGATTGCATAAGAGAAGCCGCAAAAACCGCCCTTGCATACAGGGAGATGTTGGAACGAGTAAGAAAAACGCTGCAAGACGCATGGGAAGATGAAGGAAGTACCACTGTAGGGAAACAGATACTTGAGACAATCAAAGCCATTGATGAACTGTTGAAAGGGGAGTGAGGGATACATGTTAGATAGAGCAGAACTGGAATCCGCATTAGCTGAGATAGGGGGATAGAGATGATTGAGAAAATCTACAAAAACAAATACATGGTTATTTGCGATAACTGCGGAACGGGGCAAGAGTGCGACAGTTGGGCTGATGTGATGGACTTTATGAACGAAGAAGGCTGGAAAAAAAGATTGGTTGACGGGGAATGGAATCATTATTGTCCGAAATGTCAGGAGGGTTGAAAGGATGACTAAAGCTGTATTGGAACTGCCGGAGATGCCTGAGAATTGTTGGGGTTGTCCATTGCAGGCAATATCCACCGAAAAGAAGATAAGATATTGCACAGTTACGAGGTATGTAACAGAGTATTATGGAACTAAAAGGCGTGAGAATTGCCCATTGAAGCTAGCGAAGAGTGGTTAGGAATGGAGGTAAAAAGAGCTATGATGCACAAAGTGAAATTTACACACAGCGACAAGAGTTGTGCAAACACCAACCACGCAGAGCTGCGAGAGGGAAGAGAAGTGTATCGGCACCCTAAAGGACGGTATATAGTGCTGGAGTTCCAGGGGCGGTCAGGGAAGTTCAGGGAGGCTTTTGGCCGGAGGAAATTGTGAAGGTGGGGTGAAGCGATGGCAAAGACAAGAATCGAATGGGCAGAAGTAGTTTGGAATCCAATAACGGGTTGTACGCCTATCAGTGAGGGCTGTCAAAACTGCTATGCAAAACGTATGGCAAATAGGCTACGGGGAAGGTGTGGTTATCCGACAGATGATCCGTTTCGGGTAACACTACATCCGGAAAAACTAGAAGAGCCTTTGAAGTGGAAAAAACCTAGACGTGTATTTGTATGCTCAATGGGCGACCTATTCCATGAACAGGTGCCTGACGAGTATATAGCAAAAGTATGGGAAATCATGAACAATGCTAGTCATCATACTTTCATGGTGCTGACTAAAAGGCCACATAGAATGAAGGAGTTTTTAGAGAGGCTAGGCTGGTATATTCATGACCAAGATGGCTACCCGATGGAAGCGGTGTTAGATGAAGGTGGCAAATACACACTTCCTAATGTCTGGCTTGGCGTAACTGCCGAAAATCAGCAGCGAGCCGATGAACGAATACCTATACTGCTACAGATACCGGCGGCGGTACGGTTTGTTTCAGTAGAGCCGATGTTGGGGCCGGTTGATTTAAGCCTCAGCGATGGTGTTGACTTAAGTATGTCTGTTGGAACTGGACTAAAACCAGGGAAATCATACTTAATAAATTCGCTTGACTGGGTCATCTGCGGTGGCGAAACCGGCCCTGGTGCAAGGCCGATGCATCCGGAATGGGTAAGGAGTTTGGTTCTACAATGCAAAAATGCTGGCGTGCCCATATTTGTTAAACAAATGGGAAGCGTTTGGGCTAAAGCGCATTCAAGCGACAGAGCAAGTAATCGCCCCGAAGAATGGCCGGAAGATTTGAGGATTAGGGAGTTGCCCCCAAGCCGTAATTGTTCTTTAACACCTTAAGTGCTGCACGAGCTAAGGAAAGGTGGTTATTATGTTATTTAATGTTACAGAAGCAAGAATAAAAGCTTTTGAAGAAATGATGGGTCAACATTTACCTGCTGCCTTTATTGATTGGTTGAAAGAAAACGGATTCTTTACAGCACCAGCTTCAAGAAATCATCATGGAAATTATGAAGGCGGTTTGTTTGACCATTCTTATGCAGTAGCTGAACAATTAAAGCAGCTTACCAAAGTCAACAGGTTGAAGTGGGAACATCCCAGGTCACCATTAGTTGTAGGAATGTTTCATGACCTTTGTAAGATTGATACTTACACGATAGCAGTGGACAATCCTGGGGTTGAAATGTTTGGTGGTGAAGTTAAAGGAAGAACTTATGTTATTGAATACAATGATGATGACTTATTGCTTGACGGTCATGGGGATAAGTCAGTAATGTATTTGGCACAGCATATGAAACTTACACCTGAAGAAGTTATGTGCATCAGATGGCATATGGGGGCTTTTGATGAAAAGCACAATTGGAAGTATTACACAGCAGCAGTTAAAAAATACCCTAATGTTTTGTGGACACATACAGCGGATATGATTGCTTCACAAATAATGGGGGTGTAGTAGTGGAAGAAATTAAGGTTGAAGAAGTCAATGAAATGCTAAAAAATATGTTGACCCTTGGTCAGTATGTTGAACTTTTGCAGTTGATGATAAAAGAATGTGAAATCTTTATGGATAATAATGGGGGGTGTAGTAGTGGGCTTGCAATAGCCGTAGGGTTGATGAGTGAAAGGGAGGTCAAGATGCATGAGTGATTTACTCAAACTTAATAATATCGCAAAACGTAACGGCGATATAAGGATGTTTCCGTTAGACAATATAAAGTCCGCTCAGACAGGTAAAAACGGATGGGGGCAGATAACAATAGCGATAAATAATGAAAGCGTTATCGACATACTGACAGACAAAGTTGTAGGCGCACTATATCTGGTCGGCAAAGAGGATTGGGAAAAGGAAAGTGAGGTTGAATAACTTTGAAAAAACTTATCATTCGCGTTCTAGATTGTGTAAACGACATTCATTTAGCTTTGCATAGAGCGTACACAGCCTTGAACAGCTTTTTAGAGGATAGAAAACCAGAGGGAACGGTGCGAATACGCTTTGCGGAACAAGGTAATGTTGCAGTAGTTTTCTCGGACGACCATCACAAAGATATGATTGCTTATCGCTGGGAAAGTGAGGTGAAAAAAGAATGTTAACTTATATTGCAATTGTATTAACAATATATACGCTTGTTAGCTTATACAATGCAATTCATACGCTGATTACCCAAGTAAAAGCACGTGAAGCACGTGAAAAAATCAATGAATGCCTTGATGAGTTGATAAGGAAAATGCAGGAAGATGATCAGGACAGCCAGGACAGCATGGCGAATTAGACGGACGAATATCTAAGAAAGTGAGGTAGAAAAAGACACATGAAAGGAATTTGGATCAGGTCGCAGGACTCAACTAAGTTGGTATTTGCAAACAGGATAGAGTATGCCCAAAAGCCTTTTCTGGGCAGCAACGAAGAACACTATATCCTTGCTAATAATATTTTAGTAGCCCAATACCCCAGCAAAGAACGCGCTATAGAAGTGATTAATATGATCTGGGATTTCGGCGGGGACAGTTATGCATTTGTAATGCCAAAAGAATAAACAAGGTGGGGGTTGCTTTGATGAGAGTTAAATATATTAATTACTTAGGCCAGGCGGTATTGGCAGAACCAGGAGTGCTGGAAGGTATAATTTTTGAACAGTGGATCGGCAAATCTTATGGAGGATTGACAAGGCTAGGCTACGTTTACGATATTGACGAAGATAATAAATCAGCCAACCGCGAAGCGTATTTCAAGCAGCACAATTTCACATCTCAAAAACTTATTCTTGTAACACTCCCACAATCAATATGGCAAAAAACAAAGGAATTATCCAAAGCAGAACATGCAAGGTTAAAGGCAGGTGATGCTAAATGACACGTGCCAAAGAATACCGTGTGTTTGGACCGCCTGGAACCGGAAAAACCACGTACCTCACACAGCAAATCCAGCTTGCAGCAGAGAAGCACGGTATAGAGAATATCATGGTGGCAAGCTTCACCAAGACAGCCGCCCAGGAGCTTGTCGGCAGGAACGCTGACGCGGCTGAAAGCATTGGGACGCTGCATTCCCACTGCTACCGAGCAATAGGATTCGGCGAGATAGCGGAGACAAAGATTGATGAATTCAACAAGGAATTCCCGCACTTCCGCCTTTCCGCCGAGTCCGGCGCCGTTTCAGTCGAGGACAACGCATTCGAGGCAGGACCAATACAAAAAACCCTGGGCGACGAATTGTTTCATCGGATGAATGTACTCCGCGCAAGAATGGTGCCTATAGATATATGGCCGCAAAATGTCAAGCTGTTTCATTCAGCCTGGCAGACATTTAAGACGGCTTGTAACCTGATTGATTTTACAGACATGATTGAGATAGCATACCGTAATGTTGATGCGGCGCCAGGTTCGCCTAAGATTGGATTCTTCGACGAGGCCCAGGACTTTACTCCCCTGGAACTTGCCTTAATAAGGAAATGGGGGAAGAATATGGAATATATAGTAATAACTGGAGATGATGACCAGCTTTTATATAGCTGGTTAGGCGCTTCCACTGACGTATTCCTCGAGGGCGAACCCGACATTAAAAAGGTCCTCTCCCAGTCTTACCGTGTACCCAAAGCAGTTCATGCTTACGCCGAGAAGTGGGTCTCCCAAATCAAGCACCGGGAGCCAAAAGAATACAAGCCGCGTAACTTTGATGGGGAAGTGCGGCGCCTGGAGGACGGCGCCTATAACAACCCTGATGCAATCATCAGGGACATGGAGCAGTACCTTAACCAGGACAAGAGGATAATGATACTTGCCAGTTGCTCATATATGCTCACAGGGATTATAGCACAACTTAAGAAGCATGGAATATTGTTCTATAACCCTTACCGGGTAAAACAAGGACAGTGGAACCCTATTCGGCTTAACGCCGGAGAAGGGAAAATAAGCACTGCGCAGAGGCTGCTTGCATACCTGATCCCTTGTTCCGAAGTATCTCCGGAAAATAGATTGTGGACCTTTGATGAGTTTAAACAGTGGGTTGAGATTGTCAGGGCCAAGGATAACTTACGCAAAGGCGCAAAGAAACAATTAGATGGAATGGGCAGCAGTTTGTTTGAGGTAACAATTACGGATATTTACGAAGTGTTCGAGGAAGAATCGTCTTTCTGGCAGACATTTAACAACTTTGATTTGGATACAGCGCTGGATTGGCTAAAGGACAATGCGCAGCCTGCAAAGGCAAAGGCCCTGGAATTTCCGGTAGCGGTAATGCGTAAAGAACGGAAGTATGACTGTTTGAGCAGAAAACCCAATGTCATTGTCGGCACCATCCATAGTGTAAAGGGTGGCGAAGCTGAAGTGGTGTACTTGATGCCTGACTTGTCAGTAGCCGGAATGCAGGAATATGTCAAGGGTGGCGAAGGCAGGGATGCGGTAAACAGGATGTTTTACGTCGGGATTACAAGGGCGAAGGAAACGCTGGTGCTGTGCCAGCCAGCGTCTAATTTTGCAGTGAGATGGATTTAAAAGGAGGGTTAAAGTGAGGGTCGGATTGATTGATGTAGACGGGCGCAACTTCCCGAATCTACCACTAATGAAAATTTCAAAATGGCATAAACAACAAGGTGATGCCGTGGAATGGTTTTTCCCTCTTGCAGAGTATGACCGGGTATACATGTCAAAGGTTTTCACGGACACGCCGGACTTTGAAACAAGCATCCGTGCAAAGGAAATCATCAAGGGCGGTACAGGGTACGACTTGGACAACAAGCTCCCGGATGAAATTGAAAGCATATACCCTGACTACAGCTTGTACGGAATTAAGAACACAGCATACGGCTTTTTAACTAGGGGATGTCCCCGGAATTGTCCGTTTTGTATCGTAACAGAGAAGGAAGGGCAACGGAGCGTGAAGGTTGCTGATTTGCGGCAGTTTTGGAATGGACAAAAGGAGATTGTGCTTTTAGACCCGAATTTACTCGCCTGTCCTGACAAATACGATTTACTTCAACAGCTTATAGATAGTCAAGCATGGGTGGACATTACACAAGGATTAGATGCCAGACTGCTTACAGACAAAGCAATTCACTACATAAAACAGTTAAAAATCAAGATGCTGCACTTTGCTTGGGATAACGTGCAGGACGAGAGTGTTATTGTCCCCAACTTGAAAGCGTTCAAGGAAGCGTCAAGGCTTGATTTTAGGCGGTTAAGGGTATATGTGCTTACCAACTTCAACAGTACCATCGAGCAGGATTTATACAGGGTGTACAAGCTCCGGGATATAGGCTATGACCCTTATGTGATGATTTATAATAAGAAACATGCTTCACGGGAATTACGAAGATTACAGCGATGGGTTAATAACAAGTTTATATTTAGGCAGTGTGATAGGTTTGAAGATTATCAGAAAGTTGGGTTGCGTTAAATTTGCTTTTAATATTAAAGAAGGGCGAGGAGTGATGACAATGAGGGAATCCAGCCTGACAACACGAATCATTAAATACTTGAACAGCCTGCCGGGATGCAAGGCTGAAAAGAGACACGGCTCTCAGTATTCGGAGGCGGGAGCGCCGGATATTAATGCTTGCTACCGAGGGCGAAGTGTTCAGATTGAGGTTAAACGACCAGGGGAGAAGCCCACACGCATACAATTAAAGAGGCTCCGGGAATGGCAGGAGGCCGGTGCTGTCGTTGGGTGGGTCACGGACCTGGAAGGCGTTAAGAAGATTATCGAGGAACTTGAATAATGGAATGGAAATTTTCTTTATATATAAGGGATTTTTTTAAGTGCATGTTTGTAAAATTCAAAAAAATTGTTATGCAATTATGCAAAAGTCTTGAAACATAGATGTATCAAGGTTTAGACGGTGAATAATTAATGTTAAAAACGATTATTCAATGGTTATTCTGATTATGCAAAAAATGTTTGATCGACGGAAATTCTCAGAGGTAAGGGTAGGGTTGTAAAACCCCTATATATATAAAGAAAATTTCTCACACAAGGAGTTGATGGTGTGGAGAAAGGAGGATGTATATGAGACACGCACTGGAGTATGTGAACTATATGATAAGACTGTATACCAGGAACTGTGAGAAACAACAGCGTAACTTTAGGAGAGAAGTTGACCAAAGAAACTTTGAAACTGTGCAGAGGGTGCTGAACGATTTGTCGGAATGGGATAAAAATGTTATAATTGAAGTGTATCGGAGAGGGGATACGCTACCCGATAATATATACTGGGTAGCCAAGGAACTAAAGGTGGAACAGGATATGATTTGGACATTGGTGTCGAAGGTGACTAAAAGAATAGCGAAGGAGCGTGGGTTGATATGAAAAAGATTATAGTAGAGTATGTTAAGAAATTCATGGGTGAGCATTTTGAAGGGTTGACCGATGATGAAATAATTAAAAAAATCAAAGATGAGGTCAAGGAGTTAGGTGACGATACCGTAGAAACTGTAACTTTAAGCGAATTCGAACATCCCCCCTTGGAGTTGTTGGACGAAGAAGCATACATGGAAGATTTGTTCCAAAAGATAAAATGGATAGAGTCGAAGAAAGAAAAACAAGATGTTGTGAGTGAAAAAATTATATGCCCAGATGATGGATCGGAATGTATATACCTTAAACAACATGAAAACGGCTGCTTGCTTTGTCCGAAAATTCAAAACTTGTTGAAAGCTAATCGAAAGGAGGAACATAACTTTGGCAGTGAAAAAAGAGAAAATTACCAAGAAAGAAGAGGAGAAGATTGGGAAGGAAGTAGTAAAAACGAATAACAAAAAACCTAAAAGAGGTAGAGGCGGGACGCATAACTTTCCAAGTGTTTTAGAGAGTCCAAAGGCCGATGATGTCAGAAGGATAGGATTCCATCTTTTGAAATGGTATAATATGCCGAAGGCTGTTACGGACGAAGAGATAAGACAAAGATTAGAACAGTATTTTATTGAAACACTGGAAACAGGAGAATTGCCGACGGTTGAGGCGATGTGCTTGGCGTTGGGATATGATAGAAAAACGGTGTGGAGGTGGGAGAACGGAGAGGAAGGAAGCACCCCGACACGTTGCCACCTCATAAAAAAAGCGAAGGAATTTTTAGCAACTTTCGACGCCCACCTGGTTCAGGAAGGAAAGGTAAATCCTACTACTTACATTTTCCGGGCGAAGAACTACTTCGGCATGAGGGACGAGGTTGAGCACGTCATAACGCCGAACAACCCGCTCGGCGAGATGCGCGATTCTGTAGATATTAAGCGTCGCCTGTCCGAAGGTGTGGTTGACGAGTAACTTTCGTAACTTTTATAACTTTCGTAACTTTCGTAACTTTCGTAACTTTTATAACTTTCGTAACTTTGCTAGGGTTTGCGGCGAACACAGCGGCAGGCATGGTATGTGTGAGGTGCAAGGCTCCCGGCTCCAGGGTGCTGAACGGATCCGGTCTGGTCTGGTCCGGATTAACTCCGGGGAAAAACTGTTGTATTTGCCCATGAAATCGCTCAGGATTAAATTTTACAGGCCGGGTAGTATAAAGTCATTACCCAGGATAAAAAATGGCTTAAAAACGATTTTGGAGCGTTTAAGCAGGATATAAAAAAATGAGCATAAAAAAACCGGTCCTAACTGGACCGGCGCGCGCACTCTAGCAAAATAAATATGGGTAGAAGTACGATAAATAGAATAATCATTGTATGGCCTCCTGAATGTCACTCTGCTATACTAGTTCCACCCTGTCGGACACATCATCTCCGTATTCGTCCAGGATAGCCCAGGGAATTTCCCAGTTGTAGGCTTCGACATCTTCCACTGTCCAGATAACGCGGTATTGATTACCTTCATTATCTGTGGCTTCGGCCTCGTACCATTCTGTCAGCTTGCAGGCCCCTACTTGCAAGGCGCCGCCCTGGACATAAGCTTCCTCAGTGAGTTTAATTTTCGTTATCATGTTATAACCTCCCTTTTTCTGCCCGGGCTTGTGACCGGGCTGCCGCATTACGCCGGATTGCTCCGGCTCACTCTGCGCTTTCTCCCCGCTGCCGGGGCGGTCAGTCGTTATGCTGTCCTGTCCTGTTCTTTCATCCTCACCGGCAGTAAAATCGCATCCCCGTCGGTATGGCAGAAGTACAGCGGGGCGGTCATAGTGCCACACGTGATGGTGGCATCCGGGAAGGCCGTCAGAATGTCCAGTAGATAAGCCGCATTGACGACGGGGCGGCCTTCCCCAAAATACCATAAAATTGTTTCCTTGTTTGCGCTTTTGCCGTACTTGGCCTTGTTCTCGGCCTTTTTAATTTTTATATAGGCTTTCAATTCGCCTAGCGTGGGCGTTGCTAGGCGCGTGGTGGCGTTGTGCCGGGCATCGGCAAACAATCGGTCAAAATCTATCGTGCACGGCACCGGCGCCGCGGGGAGGTCAATCGGCGTGTTTAGGCGTATTGCTCGGTGCCCGTCGCAGGCGTATTGTTTGCCGCCTTTGACGATAGCGCCGTGCAATTGGCGCATGTGTTCGGGCGCGTTATTTATAATCGCCCTCATGGACTTTTCTATGTCCGCCTTGCCGCAGGCCTTGTTCGCTTCGCTCCGCATCTCATCGCGGAGCGCGGCGCACAATGTTATAAGGGCTCCTACTCCGTTACTTGCTTTCGTCGGGTCTGATACTGTCCATGTCTTTAATAGATCGTTGAGGTTTTCTATCCCCTCGTTGCTTACTAGATAATTATATACAACCTGATAAATTTTGTTTTTGCTTAACATTGCTCTTTACCTCCATGTCATTGTATTAGCGCCCGGGCTTGTGACCGTCTGCCCGGCTGCATTACCGGCGGGATTTACCCGCCGTCACTCTGCTATTCTTCAATGGCTTTTAATATTTCGGCGTTTGTTTCGTCAGTCGCTAGGTTGTTCCAATTTTCGTTCCATGCTTCTATACCGTCCATCATTTCGTATAAAACCTCTTCGCCTATAATGTAGTAAAGCATGTTGATGAGTTTTTCCGGGTCGCTCAAGTCGGTATAAACTTCACCAAAGTTATCTTTTTCGTACGTCTGTACTTTCTCGATCGCGTCGAATACGCCATATTCCTCTAGTGCTTTTTAGCCTCATATGTTCCTATGATGTAATAATCTGTGTTAAATACTTCGTTGTGTAGGTCGCAATAGTACCCGGTGTAGCCGTTCCTTAATGCTTCAATAATAGCCGCCCGCGCTTCTTCCCGCATGGCTTTTTCTTTACTGTTGTACATGGTATAACCTCCTTTAATATAATTTACACTTACATTATAATATGATTATCTGTAAATGTCAATAAGTTAATCAAGATTAATTGTAATTTATGCTCCTGGTATGGTTCACTCTCCTGGTCCCCTGGTCCCCGGTTCCCGGTTCCCTGGTTTTGGTCCCCTGGTCCCCTGGTCCCCTGGTCTCCTGGTCTCCTGGTTCCTGGTCCCCTTGGACCTGCCCCGGGGGGATACGGGATCGCCGAGCACCCCCGTCGTCACCTTCTCCACCACCCCAAAAAATAAAAAGGACTATTTTACAATTTATCTCTTGACAACTAACTGTAATTACACTATAATCAAATTGTAAGAAATTAAAGGAGGCGGAAACCATGAAGAGGGCAGTAGGATATATCAGAGTATCAACCGACGGTCAAGCGGGAGAAGACAGATTCGGCATTGAATCTCAAAAGGAGCAGATATTAGATTATGCTCGCAGAAATGATTTTGAGATTTTAGAGTGGTTCGTTGATGAAGGCGTAAGTGGTGTGAAAGAAAGCCGTCCCGCATTTGACCGCATTCTTTATGGCGATGTGGAAAACCCTCCTGTTGAGTGTGTGATCGTTGCAAAGAGTGACAGAATAGCAAGGGATATAAAGCTATACTTTTACTATAAACAGTTATTGTACCAAAAGGACATCCAACTGATTTCGGTGTGTGAGGATTTTGGAGAAATGGGCGTATTTGCTGGAATACTCGAAGCCTTCACAATGTTCGTGGCGGAACAGGAGCGCATAAACATCACACGCAGAACCAGCGCGGGCAGGGCTGTAAAAGCTGTTCGGGGTGGTTATGCTGGTGGGAAGGCTCCTTATGGTTACAAAGTGGAAAACAAGCAGTTGGTAATTGTTCCGGAAGAGGCGGAGGCGGTCAAGGACATGTTTCGTATGAAGGATGAGGGAGCGACGCTGCTCGAAATTGCCGAGGAAATGAATCGCCGTGGGCTGAAAACTCACAGCGGTGGCATATTCAGGACGTCTACCATTCAGACCATATTGAATAATCGAAAGACTTATGAAGGGTATTACAGGTACGGAAAAACCGACTGGGTAAAAGGGCAACATGAGCCGATATTACCCCATCGGGCAGAAAGGGGGTAAGGATATGGGCAATTTAGTTAGCGTAAAGTACAACGGCAAAACCTGGGTTGGCCGCGTAAAGTCCGTGGAAGCGATCTTTGGCTCCAATACTGGCAGGGATGCGACAGGCAGGCTTGTGTATGGCGCGATACTTGGCTATAATGTTGAGCTGCTTGACGAGGCTTCGGATGCGATTGTTCAGTTACACGTTAAAAGTTTCTCAGATATAGAGGTAGTAGAATGAGAGCAATGACTACTAACACGTGTGAGATGTTTTGGTATAAGCAGGGTGCAGTGGTATAGACTAGTTAAGGAAGTGGCGTAAATAGATTTTTGGACGATTTGGATGAAGGTGGTGTTGTTATGGGCTTGTTTGTGGTGAGTGTAATTGGCTTCATAGTATGCGGCATAATTCTGTTAATCAAGGCTATAAGGAAGAAACCGAAGAAGGTAGTAGGCATTTTAACAGGAGTATTCTTTGTTGTAGCATTAGCGACGATGATTTGGGCGATGAACACACCGGCGGTTGACCCGACGCAAATGATAGGTGAAGACCCTCGACCAAAAGCAGTTGATGCGGATTTTGTTAAAATAAACGCCGGGGAATGGGAAGGAAAATTTGTAAAAGCAGTTGGCGAGGTTAGTTTAATTAAGTTAAACACAGAGCGAATTATCATATTCAACTTGACTACGCAGGAAGGGGATGGCTATGGCGTGTATTCCGTGGAAGCAGCGTTCAATGTTGGCGAGATTGAAAGAGATATTGAAGAAGGAGACAGAGTTATAGTATATGGGACGGTAGGGAAGCCAAATGACCTGATGATGCCGGTGATAGGAGCTTCAATAATTGAGAAGGGAAATTAAGAAATAATTCGCAAATCTTATTTGAGCGCCCCTGAGCGCCTTTCCGTGGGAGGAGGGCGCTTATTTTATGTTGACAAACCTGCAAACCATCCAAAAACTGCAAAAAATCGTTGAAAACAGGCCTTATGAGTATCAAGCTGTGGAAGATTTATTTGAAATGCTCAGGATTTATGAATCTGAGGACAAAAAACAGGCTCATTTATGGAATAAGGATGTACGTAAAATAACCGCGCAGCAGGTTAAACTCGCTAAAAGCGATGAATTGGCCGAAAAATTCTATTATCTGAACAAAAAATCGCTGTTATTCGATGCTCCGATTGATTTTGACGCATATTTGCAGTACATAGAATTCAACAGGGAGCCTACAAAGAGGTTCTATCTTCCTCGCCGGAAGCAGATATTGCCGATTGTCCAGGCAATGCAGGAATTAGAGGATGATAAACTGGATTTATTAACCATTTCTCAGCCTCCTGGGACAGGAAAGACCACGCTTGGCATGTTTTTTTTATCATGGATCATGGGTAAATATCCGATGAGGGCAAGCATTGCGTCCGGACATTCAGGAGCGTTGACAAGGAGCTTCTATGACAGGGTCAATATCCTCATCACCGACCCGGAATACCTGTGGGCTGACGTGTTTCCGGGCGTAAAAAAAGCTTACACGAACTCGAAAGAGGAAATAATCGACCTGGAAAAGAAAAAGGAATTCGCAACTCTTACATGCCGTTCTATTGACGCGACGCTGACGGGAGCTACCCGGTGCGACAAATACTTGTACTGTGACGACCTGGTGAGCGGCATCGAAGAGGCGTTGTCAAAGGACAGGCTGGACAATCTTTGGGAGAAGTATACAAATGACTTGAAATCTCGTAAGAAGATGGGCTGTAAAGAGATTCATATTGCAACCAGGTGGAGCGTCCATGATGTTATAGGCAGGCTCCAGGAGCAGTATAAGGATGATCCGCGGGCGAAGTTCTTATCATTCCCTGCCCTCAATGAAAATGAGGAAAGCAATTTTGATTATATGTATGGTGTGGGCTATGACACGAAGTATTTTCTTGATATGAGGGAAAGTCTTGATGATGTATCATGGAAGTGTCTGTACATGAATGAACCGATCGAGCGTGAGGGGTTGTTGTTCCCGGAAGATGAGCTTAATTATTATAACGGTGTGTTACCGGAAGGTGGACTTGTTGCAAAATATGCAGCATGTGACGTAGCCTGGGGCGGTGGTGACAGCCTTTCAATGCCGATAGCGTATGAGTATGATGATGGAAGCGTATATGTTGTTGATGTAGTGTTTAACAAGGGCGACAAAACAGTTACCAGGCCTATTGTTGTTGGCAAATTAAAGCGACACCTTCCTCATCAAGTAATGTTTGAAGCTAATAACGGTGGGGATGAGTATTGTGATAAGGTGGACGAAGAACTGAAAAAGAGTGGAGTACGATTACATTTAAGGCATAGGAAAGCTCCATCCAATCAGAGCAAGTTGGCAAGAATCATTCAAGCTGCTCCGGATATTAAAACATATTATTTTTTAGATAAAAAGCATAGAAGCAAAGAATATGCTGCATTTATGAAAGAATTAACTTCATTCGTACAAACTGGGAAAAATAAACATGATGATGCTCCGGATTCATTGGCTATGCTTTCAACATTGATTGACAGGAGGTATGGGAAAGTGGAGGCAATAAAAAGGCCTTTTTAGCACAATATTTTGTGTAGCAAATATTGACAAATACTAGATATTGTGTTATTTTATAAATAAGTATTATAATTTCATACGAATTTGGAGGCTCGCATTGTGCGGGCGAAATAAGAGCATGATTGCTTGGGAGCTCCGGCTCCGGAAGGGGTCGTGCTTTTTGCTTTTTTACGCTAACGAGGTGATTATTTGCGTGATGATTTTGATTTATTGATATATGAATTTCCCGAAAATAACGACATTAAGATTTACCCTATATCTGACCTACACATTGGTGCTAAGGAATGTATGTTAGAAACTTGGAAAAGTTTCGTTAGGCAATTAAAAAAAGAGCAAAACTCCTATATAACCATTCAAGGCGACATGATGAATAATGGGATAAAAAGCTCGGTGACAAATATTTACGAGGAAACAATGACACCGATGGAACAGAAAAAATGGCTGGCCGATCAGTTAAGCGACATAAAAGATAAAATCTTATGCGTGGTTCCGGGAAACCACGAAAACAGAAGCAAAAAAGAAGTTGACGATCATCCTTTGTACGATGTGTGCTGTAAATTGGATATTGAAGATAGGTATAGGGAAAATGCGGCTTTCATTGTAGTTCGTATTGGGGATAAAGACGGAGCAGGGACTAGAAACCCCACTTATACGATGTGCGTAATACACGGGTTTGGCGGTGGGATTTACACAGGCGCAAGCGTCAATCGGAATGAGAGATTCGGCACCGTTATAGACAACCTGGATATTTTAATAGTTGGACATGCTCATAAAGTGGTCTTAACAAAACCGGAGAAAATTGTTATAGATATTCAAAACAAGAAAGTGTCTTACAAACCTTTTAACTTAGTGCAAGCAACAGCGTGGACGAAATACGGAGGATATGCTTTACGAAAACAAATGTTGCCTGGTTCTCATGCTTTGCAGGAGATAATTTTAAGGGGTAATAGGAAAAGCGTAAGGGTGGCGATGGAATAATGGAAAAACTCGTTTATATATGTCATGAATTCGGTGGCAAACAAGAAAATGCAGATAAAGTTGCAACACTTATTAAAAAATTAATCGCAATACATCCTAATATTTGTTTTCTTTCGCCTCACCATGCGATAGGCTTTTTCTATCATGATGTCAGTTATGAGAAGGGAATGGAATATTGCTTAACCTTACTAGACATGTGCGACGAGATGTGGACGTTTGGCAGCAAGAGTATGAGTAAGGGTTGTATGATTGAAAAAGATTACTGCAAAAGGTACAAAATACCTATTATAGAAATGGGTGACTATAAGGATGAGTAGAACATTGTTTGGCCGAGAAGTTTTATATTCTGCGGAAAGCGAAATAACGGCAGGCAACCTTATTGATGTCTTGAACGAGGTGCTGCCTATTCATAATCAAAATAGCCTTGAGATTGATTATTTATATAAATATTATCGTGGAAGGCAGCCAATTTTGGACAGGCAAAAACAAATACGTCCTGAAATTTGTAATAAGATTGTTGAGAATCACGCTTATGAAATAGTGGACTTTAAAAAGGGTTACGTTTTTGGTGAACCGGTTCAATATGTGCGCCGCGGAGAAGGCATAGAAGAAAATAAGATACCATTGCTCAATAATTATATGTTTATGGCCGATAAGGCCCAAAAAGACAAAGAATTAGCCGAATGGTTTTATATTTGTGGAACGGCTTATCGAATGGTATTGCCGGGTGATAATGAAGATGTTCCTTTTGAAATAGACACTCTTGATCCAAGATATGCATTTGTGGTTTATAATAATGGCTTTGGAAAAAGACCATTGATGGCAGGCAAATATGTAATAACCAAAACGCCTGCCGGGGAAGAAAAAGAATTGTACAGCATATATACCCCTACCACTTATTTCGAGGTAATGGACAATGAGATTATAAAGAATGAGCCTCATGCTTTGGGCTATATACCAATAATTGAATATCCCGCTAATATGTCGAGATTGGGAGCTTTTGAGATTGTTCTTCCTTTGCTTGATGCTCTTAATAATACAATCTCGAACAGGATGGATGGTATTGAACAGTTTATCCAATCTTTTATGAAGTTTGTCAATTGTGACATCGACGAAGAAACATTTTTGGCCTTAAAAGAATTGGGAGCATTAAAAGTAAAAAGCGATTCTACCAATCCGGCTGATGTAGACATAATTTCTCAAGAATTAGATCAAAGCCAGACGCAAATAACCAAAGATGATATTTATAGAACCATTCTTATCATTTGTGGTATGCCGGACAGACATCAAAACGCAAGGTCTACCAGCGATACTGGAAACGCTGTATTACTTAGGGATGGATGGAGCGCGGCCGAAGCCAGGGCAAGGGATACTGAGCTTATATTTAAGAGTTCGGAAAAGCAATTTTTAAAGGTAGTATTGAGGATTTTAAAAGATGTATCAGGAATAGATATAAAGCTTAGCGAGATAGATATTAAATTTACTAGAAATAAGACAGATAATTTGCTGGTTAAAACACAAGGATTGCAGAACATGCTTGAAGCGGGCATCCACCCGCAAATAGCAATTACTACCTGTGGACTGTTCAGTGATCCTGAGCAAGTATATATTGATTCCCAGGAATACCTTGAGAAATGGAGAACTGCTGAGGCAACATCGACGCCTGGGAATAACAAGCCTAATCCTACAGATGCGGACGGTGATGCTATTGAGGGTCGTTAGGTGCTTGCAATGCGGCAAGCTTCTTGGTAAAATTAAAGGAGAAGCAGAAATTAAGTGCCCTCGATGTAAAAAAGTAAATAAAATTGACACAGAGCGCCAAGAGAGCGCCAGTTGACCGATAATCGGTTGATTGGTGCTCTTTTTTGTTATAGTGCAGAGAAGCACTTTAAAAAACACAAAGTGCAGAGAAGCACTCTAAAAACGCAAAATTCACGGTGAGAGAACACCTAAAAACGCAGGAGGTAGTAAAAATGGCAAGTTTGAAAGAACTATTGGGCGATGCGTACAAGGAAGGCATAACGCTTGAAGAGATTGAAACTGCGCTGGCTGAAAAGGATTTGGTAGATCGGACAGAACTCGGAGAAGTTGTGAGCAAGGCTACATTCGATAAAACAGCTTCGGAATTATCAGCGCTTAAAAAGGAATTAAAAAAGTTAAAGGAAAGTTCAATGACAGCAGAAGAAAAGGTGCAAGCGGAGCTTGATAAAGCAACAGAGTTACAGAAGCAATATGCCAGAGAACTTGCAAAACTTAAAGCCAAAGAAATATTTATAGGAGCCGGGCTGACCGAAAAGGATTACACTTCCTTGCTGGATGTGGTGGTGTCCGAGGACGAAGATTTAACAGCCAGCCGTGCGAAGGCGATGGTGGATGTTATCAATGTTCAAAAGCAGGCAGTTGAAAAAGCGGTAAAGGCAGATTTGTTAAAGGGTACACCTAAACCCCCTGCTGGCTCTGGCGCTAATCCTAAAGTGGATTACGAAAAAGAAATTGCGGCAGCCCGGGAGCGCGGGGACATGGTTGCTGTGGCAGCATTGATACGCCAACAGCAAATGGCTGAAAAGCAAAATGAATAAAGGAGATGATTAAATGGCAGATCAGGTTATTACCAGTTTTGGAGTATTGAATTACTCCGGGATGTTATTTAATAAAGGCAATACCAGAACGCCTTTCAGTACCATAATCGGGCAAAGGAGAAGGGTTACTAACAGCGTTGAATTTGTGACTGGTCAGGAATATCAGACCGAGGGCGGCAGCCAGCCGAATATTTCAGAAAACCAGTCTTTGACTGCTCCTGAAGCAACATATATTAACAGGCAGCAAAAAACAAACGTAACGCAGATTTTCCATGAATCTGTATATATCAGCTATGCGAAGCAGTCGAACATGGGTACTATGTCGGGAATAAATATCGCAGGCCAGCAGCCGAATCCAACAAATGAGCTTGACTTCCAGGTAGCAGCCAAGATGACAAAAATCGGTCGGGACATTGAATATACCTTCATCAACGGGCAGTATCAGAAGGCCGCTAACGACAACACGGCAAACAGAACCAGGGGAATGCTTACTGCGATAGAAACCAATGTTATTGATCTGGAAGGCAAACCATTGAGAGTGTGGGACGTAGCTGAATTGATGCAGCTCGTATATGAATCTCAAGGGAGCCTTAACGGGCTTGTGTTGTGGGTTGACCCAGTAAGCTTGTTCCAGCTCAATGCCGACGCCGAGCAGAACGGTAATACAATAGTACCCGCTTCACGGAATATCAATGGTATTGCTATCAATACCTTGCTGACTCCCCTTGGAGAAGTAGGGGTATATCTTGGCGAATTCCTGCCGGAAGGCACAGTGATGCTGTGGAATCCTGCTGTTGTTGCGCCCGTTGAGCAGCCTCATCCGGAGAAGGGCAATTTCTTCTTAGAGGAACTTGCAAAAACAGGCGCAGGAGCGAAGTACCAGATATTCGGTCAGATTGGCCTCGACCACGGACCGGAATGGTATCATGGGAAGATTACCAACATTTCCAAGAACTTCGAGAAACCGAAGCCTGGGAAACTGATTTACACTATTGATCCGATTGGTACGGTAGAACATCTGCCGGTTCTTGAAAAAGTGGAATTGGTAGGGACTCCAACCGTGGGCGTGGCGACCGATGCTCTCGTTCTTACCTATAACGGCGATCCCAGCGATACAGTTACATTGGCTTATCAGTGGAAGATAGGTAATAACCCAATGGGAACATTCACCGACATAGCTACTGCCACAAGTTCAACGTACACACCGGTCGCAAATGATGAAGGCAAGTTCATTAAATGCGAAGTAACTGCATCTGGAGCGGCTAAGGGAACGGCATTGTCAAACGCCAAGAAGGTTGCACCCGCAGACGAGCAATAAAGGAGGGATAGAGGATGGCACAACTCGACCGTCTGAAGATACAATTACAAATTACCGGCAACGAGGAAGATAACCTTTTGCTGGAATTGTTAGATGTTGCGAAGTATGCCATCCTCTCCCGCCGTTATCCTTTTGGCGAGTTCCCTGTTGACGATACCGGCGAACCTGTTTTACCTGCCCGTTATCTGAACTTGCAGGTCCGGGTAGCTGTGTACCTTTACAACAAGATAGGGGCAGAAGGGCAGATAAGTCACAGCGAAAACGGTATAAGCCGGGGCTATGAACCGGGTGATATTCCGGAAAGCCTTTTGAAAGAAGTCACTCCCCTTGTAGATACTCCGACTAAAGCAACTGTGGGGGGAGAGTAATGAGGCTGCTGAGACGAAACACAAGAATAATCTACTACAAGCTACTCGTTGACAAGCAGCCAATAAAGGACGAGTACGGGAATGAAACCGGTGAGTATGAGCTTATATACTCCGAAAATCCTGTAGCCGCAAGAATGAACGTTTCGGCAGCCAAGGGCGAGAGCTATACAAGGCAGTTCGGAGATATGGAGAGCTATGACAAGGTAATGATTACCGATGACATGAACTGCCCGATAGACGAGAGTTCCATACTCTGGATTGACAACCTGAATACAAGCCAACCGCACGATTATATTGTGAGGAAGGTTGCCAAGGGCTTAAATAGCATAATGTATGCGGTGCGGAAGGTGAATGTCAGTGCCTGAGATAAAAATGCGGCTTACTACCAGGAGCATAGAGAAGGCAATTAATGAGGTTAAGGCATACAAAAGACAGTTAAGTGAAAAGACAGAGGCACTGATTAAAGCTCTAGTTGATAAAGGTGTGGAGATAGCAAAGGCACAGGTCAGGGAACTCGGTGCGGTTTATACAGGACAGTTAGAGGAAAGTATAACAGGATTTTTTGACCCGGAAGTTGGGATTGGGATAATAAGAGCCGGTGCTCCGTATGCAGTATATGTTGAGTTCGGAACCGGGATTGTCGGCAAACAGAAGCCCCATCCTGCACCGGAAGGCTGGAAATACGACATAAACGAGCATGGCGAAAAAGGATGGGTTTACTTCAATGAACGCGACCAAAAATGGCACTGGACTAAGGGCATGGAAAGCAGGCCGTTCATGTATAACACGCTTCTTGAGTTACAACGGCAGGTAGAAGATATTGCAAGGGAGGTTTTTGGTCAGTGATTGATATAGAGAACGAAGTATTCAATCGAATAGCGACAAGGCTAAGAGAGAAATTCAATCCTATATCAGTTTATGGCGAATATATAAAATCTCCGGCGGTATTCCCTGCGGTAATCATTGAGGAGCGTGGAAACAGCGTGTATGAGCGTACTCAAGACAGCGGCAGCGTAGAAAACCATGTCAGGCTCATGTACGAAGTAAATGTGTATTCAAATAAGCAATCAGGAAAGAAGAGCGAGTGCAAGTCGATTTTTAAAGTGATTGACGAAGAATTCGCATCTATGGGATTTACAAGAACATTGAAGGAACCAATAGCGAACTTGGAGGATGCTACCATCTATAGGATGGTTGGCAGATACACGGCGGTTGTTGCCGTCGGAGGAATAATTTTTAGGAGGTAATGTGAAATGGCTATAAGTACCTATGGTGTAACCTTGAAATGGGGAGCCAGTTCGGCTTCTTTGGACAAGGTTATTGACATTAAGAATTTTCCGGACTTAGGCGGCGCTCCTGAGCTTATCGAAACCACGACACTTTCCGACCCTGCTCAAACGTATATTCAAGGAATTCAGTCGATGGATGCTATGGAATTCAGGGCGAACTACACGAAAGAGGATTTTGAGGCTGTTGAAGCGGATGCAAACAAAGAGCTTTACTATGCCCTGGAGTTTGGCACAAGCGGCTCGGAGGGCATATTCGAGTGGCAGGGGTCGCATACGGTGTGGGTAACAGGGGCCGACGTGAACGGTGTCGTTGAAATGGTGATTTCAATTGCTCCTTCAACGAAACCGACACTAAAGAGTTCTTAGGAGGTAAATTATGGCGAAGCAGATAAGGTTTGAGTACGACGGCAAAGAATACACTCTTGAATTTACCCGGAAATCTATTGAGACAATGGAGCGACAGGGCTTTATTGCCAGCGATATAGCTGACAAGCCCATGACTACATTGCCAGCATTGTTTGCGGGTGCTTTTCTTGCTCATCACAGGTATGTAAAAAAGGAACTTGTTGATGAAATCTATTCAAAGATGACAAATAAGCAGGATTTGCTCAGCAAGCTTGCCGAGATGTATAATGAGCCGATTCAGGCGCTCATGGAAGAGCCGGAAGATGCTGTGGGAAACGTGAAGTGGGAGGCGAGCTTTTAGAGAGCTCGTCCTCTCCCAGTTATACTGAAATATTTTATGAGCATTTCCCTTTTTACCTCAGTATCGGCATGACTTATGACCAGTATTGGAATGATGACTGCTTGTTGGTGAAGTATTACCGTAAAGCTTATGAACTGAGAAGGCAGCAAAAGAACCAGGAACTGTGGATGCAAGGCTTGTATATATACGAGGCTCTGTGTGATGTGGCTCCAATACTTCATGCCTTTGCAAAACCGGGAACGAAGCCTATTCCTTATACTGAAAAGCCTTATCCTCTTACAAAGGAAGAGGCAACGGCTAACAGAGAAGCTGAAGAAAAAGCGGCCAGGGACAAAGCAAAAGCGATGTTTATGGCATGGGCGTCAAGGTTGAAATTACCTGAACACAAGGTGGTGAACGCAGATGGACATTGATGGCCTTCAAATAGAGATAACTGAAAATTCGGAAAAAGCGGTTGCAGGCTTAGATGCACTTTCAAAGTCACTGGAAAGGCTAAAAAAGGTTACAGGCGGGCTAGAGAAATCCTTACAGGGGGTTGATTTCAGCAAATTTACTGACCAAATGAAGAAACTGTCCACTGCACTCCAACCTTTACAGGGATTTAAAACACAGGCAAGCGGGCTTTTGTCCTCTTTGCGTCATTTTACAATTATGGCTGAGGACTTTAATTCATTTACCAGGTTTGATAAATTTGCCTTACAAATACAATTATTAGCGAATTCTTTGCAACCCTTGGCTAATTTTAGCACGAAGCTTGGGGCAACCTTGAATGCTTTAAGTCAGGTATCGGTTATAAGTGAACAGCTTATGTCGGTAGATTTTGGAGCATTCGGAGGTCAAATAACGGCATTAACGCAGAGCTTGTCACCATTAGGCACTATACAAAGCAAGCTTGGCTCTACTCTTAATCAGCTTTCCCGCTTTGGGCAGGTTACTCAGCAGCTTGACATGGTGCTTAAAAAGAGTAATGTTTCAGACAATATATTAGAACTTGTCAAGGCGTTGCAACCTTTGACTACTATAGGGAAATCACAACTTGGAAGTGTGCTGAATCAGTTGAAAAAGCTCCCTGAACTAGCAAGTCAGTTAGCGTCAGTGGACATTGACGCATTTGCTGAACGGATAAGGAAAGTGGCTGATGCCATGAGGCCGCTGGCGGATGAAATGAATAAGGTAGCGACAGGCTTTAGCGCATTCCCTGCCAGGATTCAAAGGCTTATTACTCAAAATGAAAGATTGTCAGTATCTAATAGAGGGTTGTCTAAGACATACAACATTTTAGGTATCAGTATCAAGGCTGTTTATGCAAAACTTGGGGTCTTGTATTTGGGCTTAAGAAGAGTGGCAAGGGTAATGGCAGAATGGGTTGAAGAGAGTAACAAGTATGTTGAGAACCTGAACCTGTTCAGGGTTTCCATGCGAGGTGCTGCGGACGAGGCATTAGAGTATGCTTTTCGTGTCAGGGATGCTTTCGGTATAGACCCGTCAGAATGGATTCGGTATCAGGCTGTATTTCAGAATATGGCAACGGGTTTTGGCATTGCTTCTGACAAAGCTGCGATTATGTCCAAGGCTTTAACCCAGCTTGGGTATGACTTGGCAACTATATTCAATGTCGATTATGACATTGCAATGGAAAAGCTGGAAAGTGCACTGGCTGGACAGCCGAGACCTATGCGTGAATGGGGCTTTGATATGTCGGAAGCAACCTTGAAGCTGGTTGCAATGAAGCTTGGCATTGAAGAAAATGTTGAGACAATGACACAGTTTGAGAAAGCTCAATTGCGCTTTGTGCAGTTGATGGATACCGCTAGGAAACAGGGCATTCTCGGGAACTTCGCCCGCGAGATACACACTCCCGCCAATGCCATGAGGATATTGAACCAGGAGATTAAGTTGCTAAGAAGGGCATTGGGTGATTTGTTAATTCCTGTATTGATAAAAGTATTGCCGTACTTGCAGGCCTTTGTAAAGCTGCTAGCTGAAGCCGTGAGAAATGCTGCAATCTTTATGGGATTTGAATTGCCAAAGATAGATTACTCTAGTGTAGAAGAAGTGTCAAGCGGCTTTGAAGAAGCAACGGAAAACGCAAATAAGCTCAAGAATACATTAGCGCCGTTTGATGAAATAAATCTGTTGCAATTAGAAGATAGCCTTTCCAATATCAATCAGGACCTTGGCATTGATTTTTCACAATATGATTATGATTTCCTGACTGTTGTAGAAAATAGGGCTAATGAAATCGCAGAAAAATTACAAAAGCCTTTTGAACGAATCTTGGAACTTGCAACGACCATTGGCATAGTCATAGCTTCATGGAAAGTGAGCAATGCACTGTACTCACTGTTCACTGGCGGAGGGACAAATGCTTTCTTCAATGCTGTAAATGCGCTAGGCAAGTCTTTCGTATCGCCAAGCGGTGAAACAATTAAGCTGGCGAGCATGTTAGGCAATAGCACAGCTTATGTCGGAACGGCGGCTGTTATCACTGGGATAGCTGCGACTATAGCAGTAATTGTATCAAGGACTATTGATTTGGTAAGAAACAGTGAGAAGTTTAGAAAAGGGCTTGAAACAATATGGGACGGTTTAAAGAAAGCAGTTAATTGGATAACAGAAACTGCAATGCCGGCCATAGGAGGTTTCTTTGCTAACCTGATACCAGAAGAAATAAAAAATGCTGCTCAAACTATATTTGAACCAATAGGAAAGGCAATGAAAGTCTTAGACATTGATTCTAAAGATTGGTTACTTACACTTGGAAGTATTGCCTTACTCTTTACACCTGCTGCTCCGTTTTCCGCTGCCGTTTTAATATTTGAAGGAATCACATTAGGCATAAGGGCATTAGGCTGGGCGGCTTCTGACTGCATCGAGGAAATTGACGTTTTAGGTGAAGGGATAAGCGATATAACAAGACAGAAAATGGAGCCGTTCCTTGAGCAAATGAGAGATTTGGAAGATACTCTGGTTGAAATAGACTGGACTAATATGATTATTGATGATTCTATCGTGCAGGATATTGGAGCAAAGGTGCAGGCAATATCCAAAACAATTATTGACGAGCTTGATGCAGACAAAAACGAAGCATTGCGTACATTGGAACCTTTAAGACATGCTTTGGGTGAAGAGGCTTATAACAAATTAATCCAAGATAATATAAGCTATTATGACGATCTAAAGGAGCAAGTACAAGCAAATGAAGAACGTATTATTGAGATTTATAGAAAGGCAGCCGAAGAGCATAGACAGCTTACAGAAGAAGAAAAGGCAGAGGTAAACAGAATTCAGGCTGAAATGCGCGATATGGGCATAAGGCACTTGTCTGAAACAGAAATAGAATATCAAACCATAATGAACAGGCTTAAAGATAATGCAACAAGGATTTCTTTGGAACAAGCTTCCGAAATAATCAAAAATGCTCAGATGACCAGAGATGAAGCTATAGCCGCAGCCGAGACTCAGTATGCAAAAATACAACTCGAAGCTCAAAGAATGTACGAAGCCGGAGCGATTAACAAAGAGCAGTATGAGGCCATTATCAAAGCTGCTCAACAAGCACGGGACGATGCTATCGCTGCTGCTAATGAGCAGTATGACAGCATTCACAAAACCGTGATTGAAAAACTAGGGGATACGGCAAAGTACATTAATACAGAAACAGGAGAGATAAAAACCAAATGGCAAGTTTTCTGTGACAACATGAAAACTTGGTGGGGCGAAACATGGGACAAGATTGGCGAAAAATGGAATGAGTGGAAAGAAAAATTCTCAGGATGGTTTGAAGAATTTAAACGCAACTTCAAGCAAGGTTGGTTTAATTTTTGGTACGGAATTGGCAACTTCTTTATTGATGTATGGAATGGCATTGTCGGAGGCATTGAAGGAGCTGTAAATTTCGTTATTGACGGTCTCAATGACCTTATTGACAAATACAACAGTGCGGCTTCAAAAATTCCAGGAATAGGCGCTTCAATTACTATAGGCAATATTACTTCTATTAGTTTGGGTAGAGTTGCCCGGTTGAGCGTTCCCACTTTTGCCATTGGCGGCTTCCCTTCTTTTGGAGAACTGTTTATAGCTCGTGAAGCTGGGCCCGAGTTGGTTGGAACAATTGGGCGAAGGACGGCGGTTGCCAACAACGATCAAATAGTTGAAGCGGTTGCCCAGGGTGTATATGAAGCAGTGAGCATGGCGATGCGTTTAAACACAAGAGAAGAAGGGTCGAGAGAAATAGTGCTTAACCTTGATGGCAGGACAATCGCCAGGATGCAATTACAAAGGTTGAACGAAGAGGCCCAGCGCCTGGGTTATGCTCCTATTTTGAGGTATGTGGAGGGGAGAGTATGATTAAGATTAACGGCGTACAGATTCCCACACCTTCCGATTATCAAGTAACAATAGCCGACCTGAGCATAGCGAGCAGGGTGGCTTCAGGCTATCTTCAGATAGAGCGGATTGCTACAAAAAGAAAAATTGAATTGATGTGGCTTTATTTGCCCAATGAACAACTCAAAAACTTACTGACGTTGGTCTCTCCAGTGTCTTTCATGGTTGAATATACTGACCCGCAAACAAATGAATTGCGTACTGGCGAGTTCTATTGTGGCGACAGAAATGTCAGGGGCTTCAAATACAGTAACGGCCGGGTTTGGTATCGGGATATAAAGTTTAACCTGATAGAGAGGTGATAGTAATGGCACGTGTAAGCCTTGCACGTCAAATATTAACTGATACCGGCCTTGCAGCAGCATATTCCCCTGCTGTGGAAGAAGGTCATAAAGCAGAAAACGACGGAAGAGTCTTTCTCCATGTCCTCAACAACAGTGAAGAGGATATAGCTGTTACAATCCTTTCAGGATATGTCAAAGCCGGGCTGAAATTGGCTGATAGAATAGTTGAAATTCCAGCGGGGACAGACAGGTTTATTGGACCTTTTGATCCCGATATTTACAACCAAGCCGACAGCGGCAAGACACAAATTTATATTAATTATAGTTCCACAGAGGGCGTTGAAGTAGCGGCATTATTATTCCCTTGGTAAAGGGGTGATGTAATTGTATCAAGTTACACAGGAATTTTTAAATAAAATGCGGGCTAATCTGCGAAGAGTCATGGCAAAGGTCGAAATCGACTACACCGACCCTTTTATCGACCAGTCCATCCATATCGAGGCCAATGAAAAAGCCAATGTCAGCTATCCCCAGCAGACTGCCGACAGTATTGATGCTGTAACCCGTAAATATGCATGTCTTGACGGTACCTGGGACTTAACAAGCGGCGAATACCACCTTGCCCCATCACCCAATATGTTAGGTCAATGGCAGATGGGTTGGTGGGGAGCGCAATTTGCGGGTGAGGGTGGCTTGTTTGCACAGCCTTACCCTACATTGACGGTATCTCATGTACCCAGACCAATACGGCAGTTAAAAGTTGTTGGCGACACAGCAAGGGAAGAATGGCCTGTTGACTTTACGATTAGGCTGTATGGTCCGGACGACACGCTCCTGAAGACTGAAACAGTCACTGGCAACACACAGGTAAGCTGGAGCAAGGCATTAGAGCCGCAGGTCCTTGACGTTGCAAAACAGGTACTGGAAATAACAAAATGGAGCCATGCCGGGCGCTGTGCAAAGATAGTTGAGTTTTTTACTAGCATCCGAGAAGTATACGAAACCGACGATTTGGTAAGTGTAAAGTTGCTGGAAGAACGGGAAGCAAGTCAGGGCAGTTTGCCTGTTGGCAACATATCAGCGAACGAAGTTACAATTGTCCTGAACAACGAGGACAAGAAATTTGATGTTAACAATGAGCAGTCGCCCCTGAAAAACCTGTTAAAGCCGAACAGGAGAATACAGGTGTGGCTGGGAATAGATATTGAAACTTAAAGTTCCAAGGTAAAACCTGGACGAAGATTAGGGTTTTGAAAATCCAAGAAAAGGAGTGGTTATAAATGGCTGAAAGCAAAATCAAGATTTATAAGAATAACCCAACCGCAGGAGGCACAGACGGCACACTTGTTTCAAGTGGCACCGGACTGGATCCGATTGAATCCGGCGCAATCAAAGTCCCTGCCGCAGGCTACCAGGAGGGTAGCTGGATCAAGCTGGCGGTGCGTTGTGATCCTGGCTACGAAACAGTTGAAGATTCTTCACGCCATGCGAGGATCAGTATTGTAGATTCAGCAAAAGTAACGATGTGGCAGCTTGCTCCTGACAATAATGGACAGCCAGGGACGGCTGAAGATTGGGGAGAGCCGCTGGATTTCTTAACAAAAATCGGTGCAACAAATACAATCTTCTGGGCCAGAGCAAGAGTAGCGTCTACGGAAGAACCGGCGAATGATAAAAGTGTGTACATTCAGGTTGCAGCAACCATAGGAGCAACAAGCTAGGGGAGAGGTTGATAATAATGGCGCAAATCAATCCATCTCAAGATTATGATTTAATAGCGACCCTAAAATTTGCCGAACCTAAAGGCGATTGCCATATCTACCTGCACCGGGGCAGCTTCGCAACGGCTTCTGGCACTGTTTATTATCGTCCTGGAGATGGTAATAAGTGGAATGAGCTGACTGTCAAGGGCGATAAGACCGTTATCCCCGTGAGCGATTATGTAATGCAGGTAGGGCTTAACTGGGATAAAGACGGGGACGATTACACCACCCCGTCTTTTAGGAATAATCCTAATCTAACAGAGATTACATTTTCCCAAAAGGCTGTTCTGGAGGGCAGAATAGGCAGTTACTTCTTCTACTTCTTCGCTTACAACTGCCCTAACCTGGTAGCGTTGGACGTGCCGGATATTTCTGGAGTTACAGAGGTTGGTGGCTATTTTATGGTGGCATATGCCCAGGGGTGTTCTTCCCTGCCTTACCTGCCCGTCCCTGACACTTCCAACATAGCAGAAGTCGGTGATTACTTCTTGGGTTCGTATGCTCTGGACTGTCATAAATTGCATTCTTTATCAGTCCCGGATACGTCCCAGATTACATCTGCAGGAGAAGGATTTCTTTCCAGCTATGCGAGAGAGTGTTTTGGCTTGACTTCGCTGGATGCCCCAAATGTAAGTAACCTGACATCTGCCGGAGAGGATTTCATGGGGGCTTATGCCTTCGGGTGCTTGAATCTGACAAAATTGGGGATTCCCGATACTGTCAAAATGAAGTTTAGTGGGGAGCGATACCTGAGTGACTATGCAGGGGGCTGTGATGCCTTATCAGAGCTTGCCCTGCCGTCCAGAGACTACGAATTTAGTTACCCAACGGAACTAGGCTTATCAGAAGATAAACTTAGCAACCTGATGAACAAGGTGAAAAAGGGAAGTGGTGAGTAATCGTGGCTACAATAGACCCTAATCAACAATATGACATTATCCATACCCTGACATTTTCGGAAGCGTCAGGAACCTGCCCGATAAGACTGTACAGGGGTTCTTCGTCTGCCACTTCTGGTACGGTATATTATCGCGCCGGAACCAGTGGAGACTGGACTCCTCTATCTGTCTCAGGCACAAGCACCACTTTCCCGGTAACTTCCACTACAATGCAGATAGCCCACAACTGGAATAAGTCAGGCAATAATTATATGACGCCTTCGTTCTATAATGCAAAAACAATAACTAGTATCGCCATTTCCCAAAAGTCGGCTTTGACCGGGACAATGGGGGACAGTTTCATGCGTTACTATGCTTATGGCTGTTCCTCCCTCACTTCTCTCGATGTCCCGGACATTAGCGGTCTTGAGAGCGTGGGGGATTATTTCATGGCTTACTATGCTGATGGCTGCTCATCCCTCACTTCGCTTGCTGTCCCGGATACTAGCAGTCTTACAAGCGTGGGGAATTCTTTCATGCGTTCCTATGCTTATGGCTGTTCCTCCCTCACTTCGCTCGCTGTCCCGGACATTAGCGGTCTTGAGAGCGTGGGGGATTATTTCATGGGTTACTATGCTCGTTACTGCTCATCCCTCACTTCGCTCGCTGTCCCGGATACTAGCGGTCTTACAAGCGTGGGGGGTTATTTCATGACTTACTATGCTGATGGCTGTTCCTCCCTCACTGAGCTGGTGCTACCCGCCGTTGGGTGGTTCGAGGATAACAATGTAAACTGGAATGTCCCCTCCGATAGATTGGGGGTTCTCGAAGGGCGTGTGCTTGATTCGGATGATTTAAGCAGTTGGCAGGCATTAACAGTGTCAGGCAAAACGCTCCACACTAACTATATTCGCGACCCGGATCTTGTGTATTATGAGGAAGCACCTGAATATTGCGAATACGTAGCTGATACGAAACGTCCTATTACCCAAAGCCAGACTTACCAAGCAGACACTTTCC